AAAGAAGGAATAGAGGTTTATGAATTAGATGAAGATGTTAGAGACACAGAATCCTATATGGGAGAACACGGATATCCTATAGAGCTGGAATTAACTGCTATTTCTCCTGAAAATAATCTACCTTATATCTTAGCCTATCATGAAGAAATAGGATGGATAGATGAGGGAGAAGATTCTGAAGACATGCATGAGATAACCATTAATGACATCAATGAGATTTTGAGGAATAGAGGATATTGTCAAGCACAGGTTAGTAATTCCAATATGGAAATTCCTATTTACGATGAAGGGAAAGTAATTATAAAAATAATAGAGGAGGAACAATGATAGAATCGATTGTTGTAATGGACATCGAGACCCTTCGTTCAATATTCCTTGTGTGTGTCTATGATCCAAAAGAGAATAAAAATTATGACTTTGAGGTGAGCAGGAGAAAGAATCAAATGGATTCCCTTCTCAAATTCATAGAGACACACAAGGAATATTATTGGGTGTCATATAATGGACTTAGGTTTGATGCTCAGGTGGTTGAATGGATAATTAGGAATCATGACAATTGGATAGATCTTTCTACGGATGAAATTATTGCTAAAATCTATCAAAAGGCACAGGATATTATTGATGATGCTAATTATGACATGTTTCCTGAATACAGAGAAGAGGATGTAGTGTTTAAACAGATAGATGTGTTTAAGGTGAATCACCTCGATAATAAAATGAGAAGGGTTAGCTTAAAAAGACTTATGTTTGAACTTGATATGGAGAATATCGAGGAGATTCCAGTAGATCATAAATTAGACTATCTCTCAGATAAGGAAATGGATGAGGTTATTTCCTATTGTCATAATGACGTTTTTGCTACTTATCAGGTCTACAAACTAACAATTGGTGATACAACTCATCCTCTGTATAGGGACAATAATCAAATTCAGCTGAGGCTAAATATTGAAGAAGAATTTGAACTTCCTTGTCTTAATTATTCTGATAGTAAGATTGGTGATGAGATGATTAAAAAGTTCTATTGCAAGGAAAAAGGTATAAGTGTCTCAGAACTTCCAAAAAAAGGATTCTTTAGAAAGGAGATTAAAGCAAATAATTGTATTGCTAAGTATATAAAATTTGAGACGAGAGAGCTTCAATCCTTTCTAAAAGATCTGAGAAGAAGAACATTCAAACTTAAAGACGAATTTAAAGAATCTATTCATTTTTACGGAAATGTCTATTCGTTTAAGCAGGGTGGTTTGCACACAGAGCAGTCTCCTGCTATTTTTGAGAGTACGGAAGATGTTCTAATTATTGACTATGACGTGGCATCATATTATCCAGCTATTATAATTAACAATGGTCAATATCCCTTTCATTTAGGACGAGAGTTTCTCGTTGGCTGTAAGAAGATGTTTGAAAGGAGACTCCAACTTAAACCTCTTGCTAAAACTGATAAGAAAATTGCTGGTATTGTTGGAGCTTTGAAGCTTGCAGTGAATTCTGTCTTCGGCAAGACTTCAGATATGCAAAATTGGATGTATGACAGGCAGGTAACATTATTTACCACACTTACAGGTGAACTTTCTTTAATGATGTTAATCGAAGCATATGAGCTAAACGGGATAAAAGTAATAAGTGCAAACACTTAACAACATGGGTGTTTTAAAACCTCTTAAATTGACTGGAACCTCCTTAGAGTCTTGCGCACTCCCTCACACAGCAATGATGTGAGTACAGTAAAAGAGGCAAGAATTGGAAAATCAGCAGCCAAGCTTCCTTATGGGAAGAAGGTTCAACGACTATCGAAACCACATATAATAGTATGGAAGGGAGTAGAGTAGAGGAAGAAATTTCTCGAAAAAAGAGGATTTATTCAAAAATAGTTACAGATGGATTTGGATTTTGTTTACAGATGGCTTATATTTGTAGAAAATTCTAAATCTATGATAATAAAAATTAAAAATGAGTCTCTTTACAACATTAGAAGAGACATAGGCGTGTATATTTTAAGATGCATTCCCTTGAACAGAATTTACATAGGTTCTACGAATCAATCTTTTAGGGCCAGATTTAGCAATCATTGTAAGTTCTTGAAGAGAGGAACTTTGGGTAACAAAACTCTCCAGCAGGATTATAATCTATATGGTCCCGAAAACTTTGAATTTGAGATTCTTGGTATCTATCCTGAACATCTCACTGTAAACTATGAAACTTATTTTAAGGATACATTGCATCCTTATTATAATATTCGTAAGCCTTGCAATAATAGTAAGACAAATCAAGGAAGAAAATTCACAGAGGAGCATAAGGAGAAGATAAGAGAAAAGTCTAAACTTTTTAAGCATTCAGACATTGAGAGAATCTCGGAACAAAATAAGAACGGAGCAACTAAATTTGTTCTTATTAATCAAACTACCGGAGAAGAAAAGTTTATACAATCACGACTTGATCTGGAGAAGTTTTTTGGGGTTACATACGTAAACCGCTTTTACAATAAGATATATAAAGGTTGGCTTATAAAAGTAATGAGAACACAGAGAAAGTCAGTGAAACTTTTAGTGTATGGAAGGTGGGAAACCTTCTCATCCTACGAGAAGTGTGATAAATTTCTAAATAAGTGGAGAGGATACACTTCTACCCAAAGTCTAAGAAAAGTAAATACACTCAATGGATATAATGTTATTTTTGAATAAATAAGATATAGTCTCATCTCATAAGAAATTATGAGCTAAGATAAATGGATGGAGTTACTATTCAGATAGTTACGAGTTTAATTCCTAAAGTAGAGGAGATAAATAAATGGTGGATGGAGATTACAGGATATGAACTTGAAAGGACTGATTATAAGAAAATTATATTTAGTTCTGTTAATGATTATATCGCTATCAAGACCAACGGAGGCATTAAGCAAAAAGGCGACTATATAACTGATTTTGAGATATATAAGAACAAATCAGCCAGAATCATTCCTATTGCTCTAAAAGAATATTTCGTAAATAATGTTCCTGTTGAAGACACAATAAAGAGACATACGAATATTTATGATTTCTGTATAAGGCAGAAGGCTTCCCGGGATTTTCATTATGAGGGAATTAATCGCTCTACGGGAGAGAAAACTATCTATAACAAACTAATACGTTATTATGTTTCCCATCAGGGAGAAAAGGTATTCAAAATAAAGAATCCCGAGTGTCAGACAAACGCAGTAAAAAGTTCTCAAGTGGAGGCGGGTCAGTGGCTTTGTTTCGTCTGCAATAAATTAGAGAAGACTCATCCTACAACAAACGTCGATTTTGCCTACTACATTGAGAAAGCTAATAATATCATTTACAAAGTAGAATTTAACAAGAAGAAAAAAGCAAATATTACAGATCCTAATCAATTAATTTTAGAATTATGAAAGAATCAACATTAGGCGTAGCCTTAGTAAAAGAGGTATGTCCTCTTTGTGGAACTCTCTCCGATGGACCAATAATTATGAATAGTATTCTAAGCGAAGAAAGAGCAAAGGAGGTGAAAGCTCTTAACGGAAAGACAATTGGATATTCTGAGGAACCTTGTAAGGAGTGTAAATCCATTATGGAGCAAGCATTTCTTATAATAGGAATAGTCGAAGCAAAAACCAACGATAATAGTAATCCTTATAGATCAGGTAATCAATGGGGAATAAGGAAAGAAAAAGCATTAGAGATGTTTGGAGAAGAGAATTGTAAGAAAGGAGCCTGTTTTATGGATGTTCATATAGCTGATAAAATCGGATTACCTGATGCTAATTTTGATGCATAATGGAAAAAGTTAAGAGAGAAAATATAGGCCAGCATTTATTTGAATATCAACTGAAAATGATTGGTAAAGACCTTACCAGCTTAATTGACGATGACCGTTGGAGCTTCCATTTTACTATGACAAGGGGACAGTATATTGAATTTAGGAACTATGCTGTCTCCCTGATGATGAAAACATTCAGATGTACAAAGTCTAAGACTTTAAACATTTTCGAATGGTACTGGCAACAATTTGGCGTGAGGATTCGCAATTAATGTTTGTTTTTCTATACTAAATTGTGTATATTTGCTATCTAAATCTAATATTATGATGGCAGTATATAAAATAACTAATCCTAAAGGGGCAGTCTATGTAGGTAGTACAATAAATGTTGTACAGAGAAAGAATCATTATAGGTTTGGTAATAAAAATCAAACTAAGATTTATCGTAGCATTATGAAATATGGATGGATAAACCATAAATTTGAAATACTTGAGGAGTGTTCCAGAGATAAATTAAGAGAAAGGGAATTATATTATGGGACACTCTTCAATGTATTATCCCCTGAAAATCTGAACATTCTTCTACCTAAAGATGGTGAGATTTGTTCTCATAGAAGTGATGAACATAAGAGAATTATGAGTGAGAGTGCCAAAAAAAGATTTACTCCTGAAATAAAGAAAAAGATGTGGGAAGGTAGAAGAAAAGCTGGGTGGAGTGTTTCACAGGAAATGAGGGAAAGAATATCTAAAACTCTCTCAAAGAAGGTTAGACATATTGAAACAGGAAAGGAATTCGATTCTTTAAAGGAAGGTGCTAAATTCTTTAATATTCCATATGGTACATTAACAGCTCAAATGAGTAAAAGAGAGAAATCTCGTCTTCACGTAAGATATAAAAATACAAAAGCTAAACCAAAATTATTTGAATATATATGAAGGCAACAGAACAACTTGAACTATTTCTACAAGATCAAGAAAGAAGAAAGGATATACTCTTTAAGAAGGCAAATGATTATGCTACAGAGGGAGATGTTCTTTCCAACTTCAAACTAACGGCTGCAGTGGCTATGGTTAATTCTTCCCAGTTTGCAATGAATATGATTGCATTGAAAACTGTAAGATTGGGAAATCTTATTGGCAGTGGAAAACTTCCTATGAATGAATCTATTATTGATTCTATTGAAGATTTAGAGAATTATGCATTCTTATTAAAATGTATCATCGATGAAGAAAAGAAAATGCAATCTACTAAAATGGTTAGCAAAGTGGCTGATGAAACGGTCACCTAAACCTAAAGACGAAGAAAGAGACACGAGCTACGAATGTCCCTTATGTGGATTTATGGGAAGCAGAATTGAAATCATAAAACATTATATAACCTATCATACAAGATAATTATGGATCCAAGAGATGAAGATGTTGACTATCTAAGAGATAGAATCATCATTGAAGAAGAACTAAGACAACAAATGGAAGCAGACTATATGGAAGCAGAATATTATGAACAGCTTCCTGCAAAAATTGAGGTAATAATTCAAAAGAAAGATGAAAATACAACTGTCGCCGGAGAAGTTTCAAGAGATATTATCTAAGGGGTACACTCTCGATCATATTTGTGTCCTGAAGATGGTAGAAGAGGGAGTGGATATATCCAAAATGATGGAGGACAGCCCTAAAATAGCTGTCCTCCATGCCTCTCTCTTAAGGAAAGGACTGATATTTGATGATAATAAGCTATCTATCCCGGGAAGGGAACTACTTGTCTTTGTAGACTCCAAGGAGGGGAAAAGACTAAAGAAGCCTGTAGTGGAATCCTCAGAGTTTAGTCTCTGGTGGGAATGCTATCCTCGAACTGATACCTTTGAATATAGAGGAAAGAAGTTTACAGGATCTCGAAGCCTTAGAGTGGATAAAGATAACTGCAGGCTCAAATTCAATAAAATCCTCTTGGAAGGAGAATATAATGTTGAAAAACTTATAGCTGCTCTCAAATTGGAAGTTGATCAGAAGAAGGAAAGATCATTTAAAGAAGGCTCTAATAAGCTCTCCTATATGCAGAATAGTCTTACATATTTGAATCAGCGTACCTATGAGGGATTTATTGAACTACTTAAGTCTGGAGTTAAAGTGAAACAGGAAACTATTGTAGGAGCAACAGATATATGAGTTATTTTGATATTCTTGACGAAGAGGTTAATGAAGGATTAGCTGGAAGAAATACAGGCATCCCAGTTGGCTTTAACAGGTTGAATAGATATATAGGTTTAAGAAAAGCTACCTTTTTCCTTATAGGAGGAAATACTGGATCTGGAAAATGTCTGGCTAAAGGCACTAAAGTATTAATGTATGACGGCACTTATAAGAAGGTGGAAGATGTAAAAATAGATGATTTATTGATGTCTACTGATAGTAATCCTACAAAGGTTATAGGAATATGCCACGGCGTTGAAGAAATGTTTTCAATCGCTCAGAAAAGAGGTATGACATATGTAGCGAATAAATCTCATGTTCTGTCTTTAAAACCTTCGGGTAAAAAGTTAATTAAAAAGTTTGGAGAAACTCTAAACATAGACATATCCCACTTTCTACAATTACCTAAATGGCAAAAAGATAGACTCTATGGTTATAAATTAGGTATTAATTTTCCAGAAAAGAAATTACCTTTAGACCCATACATGCTTGGTTTATGGTTAGGAGATGGTTCATGCAATAGACCTTGTATAACTACAAATGTTCTGAATAATAAACACATTCCTTTTGAATTTTCCAGAAATTCAAGAAAGAATAGATTAGAATTATTGGCAGGATTAGTAGATACAGATGGATATTATAGTAATAAAGCAGGGTATGAAATTGTACAGAAAAATGAACGTCTATCTAACGATATAGTATGGCTTTGTAGATCGTTAGGATTTTATACATCTATTAATCAAAAGCTTGCTACAATGAAAAGACATGATGGAACTATTTATTCATGTCCTGTATTCAGAATTCAAATATATGGAGCAGTTAACGAGATTCCCTGTAGAGTTAGACGAAAACAAGCTAAAATTAATACTCCAAATAAGGACAATATGAGAGGACAATTAACAATAACATCTATAGGAGAAGGAGAATATTATGGATTTGAGCTTGAAGATTCTAAATTGTTCTTTCTTGAGGATTTTACAGTGACTCACAATACAAGTTTTGTAGACAATTGTTTTGTTCTAAATCCTTTTGACTTCGTAAAATCTAAGGAGAATGTAAATAATATAAAACTTAAGATTATATATCGGTCAATGGAGCGAAATAAGAAATACAAGCTCGCAAAATGGTTAAGTGGAAAGATATTCATGGATTATGGAACAATTATTCCTGTTCATAAACTATTAGGATGGACAGATAAAATGACTCATGATGAACATGATTTATATCTTTCCTATCGTGACTATATAGGTGAAATAGAGGAGATTGTTAATATCATTGATGCTCCTGAAAATCCCATTGGGATAGTTAAAGAACTAAGAGCTTATGCTCTTGAGAATGGGAGAGTAGAAGAGGTAGATCAGTATAATAGCGTGTATATACCAAATGATCCTACTCTGACAACAATTATAATCGTTGATCATATAGGATTATTAAAGGTTACGAAAGATCTTCCCACGAAAAAAGATGTAATTGATAAGCTGAGTTTTGAAATGCGAAGAGCAAGAGATTTTTACGGATTTGTTCCTGTATTAGTAAGTCAGTTTAATAGGTCGATTTCAAATCCAATCAGACTGAAGATAGGAGATGTTGAACCAAATCTTGAGGATTTTGCTGATAGTTCTCAAACTCAGAATGATGCTGATTGTTGTTTGGCTCTCTTTGATCCAATTCGTTATAAAGTATCTGATACATCTGGATATGATCTTGATAAATTAAAAGATAATCAAGGGAATAAATATTTCAGAAGTTTGAGACTACTGAAGAATTCAGTGGGGAGTGATGATTTGAGAATTGGATTAGCTTTCTTTGGTGAATTAGGATTATTTAAGGAAATGCCCAAGAAGATTGATATAATGGATGATGATTACGAAGCTATTCAAAACAAGAGTTACTTTTTTAAGAATTGATAAACTATGGATTTACGAGAACAAAGACAAAGAGAGTTTGCACAGGAATGGTTGAAAACCAAATTTGGAATATTGCTTATAAGTCCAAGGATGGGTAAGACCAGAGTGGCTATCTATGCTCTTCGAGAGATGAACAATCCATCTATTCTTATTGCTTACCCGGATAATAAGATTAAGCAATCATGGATTGACGAGTTTAAACTAATGGGTTATGATTTATCAAAAGTTACTTTCACTACACACTTATCGCTTCATAAATATATAGATGTTGTTTATGATGTAGTGATTCTTGATGAAATTCATCTTCTCTCTGAGAATCAATTGTTGGCTGCTTATCAGCTTCTGAAAATTAATAAAACTGTTCTTGGGCTTACAGGTACTCTGGCAAATGATAGTAAGAGTGCTTTGTGGATAACTCTTGGACTTAGGGTTATTGCTGAATATCTTATTGATCAGGCTATTGATGAAGATGTAATTACAGACTATGAGATAAATGTTGTCACTGTTCCTCTTGATAATAAGGTTAAGATGTATAAGGGAAAAACGGAGAAGCAGAAATTTGATAATCTCTCATGGGTGATTGATAAAATGATAAATGAAGGAAAAGATCCTTTCTTTCTAAGACTGCAGAGAATGAGAATTATTCAGAATAGCATTGCTAAGAGGAATAAAACAATCTCTCTCTTAAGAGAATATAAGAATGATAGAGTTCTTGTCTTTACAGGACTTACAAAAATAGCTGACAGTCTTGGTATTCCTTCCTATCATAGCAAATCTTTGGAGAAGAAGATATTTGAGGATTTCGTTAGTGGAGAGATTAAGCATTTAGCTGTCTGCCGTATCGGAAATACGGGAATAACATATAAATCTCTTAATAGAGTGATAATAAGTTATTTCTCTTCGTCGTCAGAGGACTTTGTGCAAAAAATTATGAGAGCCACTTCCTTTGAATATGACAATCCAGAAAAGAAGGCTCTCATTTCTATCATTTCAACTGATGAGCCCATCGAATTGAATTGGTTGAAGAAGGCGTTAAAAGGACTGAACAAAGACAAAATTAAATATTTATGAAACCATATAATCCTCTTCATCCGGGGTATTCAGAGAATACAGCATCTCCACACGAAGATGTAAATAATAACAGGGTAAAGGCAGTTATTGATTTTATGCAAGGCACGGTTGCATTACCCGCTGCTGACATAGGGGAGAAAAATAAGTTTGTCGAGCTACTTTCTGAAAGTCTTGGTGTGAAAATTGAATCTATCGAAGTAGCTGACCTTAATTTTGATACATTAATAACAGAGAGACTCTCTTACGGTACTATATTCTGTTTTGAAGTGCTGGAACATTTGCAGAACCCGTTATTTTTACTGTCAGAGATAAGGAGAAAAATGATTTCAAGCACAACACTTTACGTGAGTATGCCATGCAAACCTATGTACTTGCTTGGTAATCATCACTATTTTGAAATGAAACCTCACCACTTTCAGAAATGGTTGTTAACTCCGCTTGGAATGGTTATAACCGATAAAAGGAAAATATCATTTCGCAGGTCATGGACAGAATATCTGATAGGACTGAGACCATTGATAAGACTATTTACAACAAAAAACGGGTGGAAAGAAGTGTTAACTACGTTATTTTACAATTATACGATAATTTATAAGATTGAGTTAAAAAATTAAATATTTATGACACTAACATTAGAAAAGGAATTTAGACCATTTGATCATGCAAAGGAGCCGTGGTGGTATAAGATATTAGCTGACGGTTCTTATGTAACAGGGGACTACGATCTTAAAGAGATAGAGGCTGAATTTCAGAGACTAAAAGACAATCCAACTCTATTAAAAAAGTATGTAAAAGTCTTGAAATCTGAAGAAATTTCCTTACCTTTATAGAATAAAACAATAAATAATTAACTATATGAAAGAAGAAGAAGAATTAAAGTTACCAGATGAAATCACTGAAGCAACTGGTCTATGGGCCAGAGACCTGATTATCGTATCTGTTCCAAAAATGGGAAAAGGATCAATTCTTGGTCAATTTACTCATACTCATAATGCTATTGTACTTGACTTGGAAAATGGTGGATATGAATATATCTCTGCAAGAAAGTTAAGTACATATACGAGTCATGAAGTTGACAGGCACGAGAGTTTCCTTAATTATGTGAAATACAGAAATCTTCTGATGAAAGATAGAGGAAAGTACGAATTTTTAATTATTGATGGATTGACAGATTTAGATAATCTCTCTGATATAGGAGGGACGTACGCTTACATGAACTCTGTTATGGGAAGTTCTTGGAATAGAGAGAAAGATTCCTCAGGAAAATCTATTAAGGGAGGTAGAATGCTTCTTTATGGGGACCCTGAATGGAAATCTGTTCTAACTCTTGGAGAAGGATATGGATATAAATACACGAGGGATTGGTTCATGCAACAGATTGAAATCTTCAAACAGATTAGTCCTTATAGGATATATGCAGCTCATGTTGCTGATAAATACATTAAGGATAATGGAAAGGAAGAAGTAGTAGGATCTGAACTCTTTGTAACGGGAAAATTAAAAACTATCTTAGCATCTCGTGTAACTGCATTAGGAAAGATGATTGCCGATGGAAATCTCAGGTATATAAATTTTGATGTTTTGAATGACTCTATTATTGCAGGAAGCAGGGCTACCTACTTAAAAGGAAAAATTCTCATTTCTGAAATGACAAAAGAAGGTGAATTAAAAACCTACTGGGAAAATATTTTCTGCCCAAAGGAATGATAGTAGATTCCGGTAAATATTATATATATCGTCATGTAAGATTGGACAATAATCAAGTCTTCTATATTGGATTAGGTACTAAGTATAAAAAAGGAAGGTGTATCTTATCAATATACTGCAGAGCTTATTCTAAAAATTATAGGAACAAATTTTGGTTAAGTATTGTCAATAAGAGTGAATATAGAACAGATATCTTACTGGAGTCCGATGACTATGACTTTATTGAGAGAAAAGAAATAGAGTTTATCAAGTTGTATGGAAGAAGAAACTTAGGAGAAGGTACTCTTGTAAATCTCAATGACGGTGGTAACAGTAATCATAAAATGATTGTTTCAGAAGAAACAAGAAGAAAACAATCTTTAGCTAAAAAGGGCATCTATAAAGTCTCGGAGGAAACTAAGAATAAGTTAAGAGAGATATATAAAGGAATAAGACCCTGTAAGTTAGCTATAGAGAATGCGGATAAAGCAAAGCTGAGACCTGTTTCCCAATTTGATCAGAATGGAAATTGGATAAGAGATTTCGATAGTATAAAATCTGCAGTTAAGTATTTAAAATTATCGTCTCATTCGTCAATAAGTTCAAACCTACACGGAAGATATAAAAGTGCAGGGGGATATATATGGAAGTTTAAGAAAAATTAAGAAGTAAATAACCAAAATATTAATTTACAACAACTAAAAACAAATAACTGTATGAATATAATAAACTGGCCTAATGTACTTGGTACAATAGCAACAATGATAGGAGTAGCTATTATTGTAATATTCTTTAATCTAATATGCAGAGAGCATCACGTAGAACAATACTATCTTACTCAATATAATAACGTATTAGTAATAAAAGCTGACATTGAATGGATGGAAGATGAAGCTATAGTGTTGGATAGATGTATTTCCTATGATTCAGCAATAGCGTTAACGAAGAAATTAAATCAATCATTAACTAAAAACAAATAACTATGAGTGGAATTAGTGGTAATAAACGTGAATTTAAGGACTTCACAAAAATGTGTGGCCTTTTAGAAGCAGAAGTAGTATGTGTGAATCCTACGGCTGAAGAATTTAAGGAAATTCTCAATAGGAACCTTCCTGAAGACAGCAAGGCTGCAGAGTATTTAGGAGAGAGCAAGGAAGGGAATAATTATTTAAGGCTGAATTTCTGGCTGAAGAATATTAAAACCGGGGAAATCTTCAATTCTCCTGTAAGTTTCTTCCTTGAAGACAAGAAACGTGAGAATAAGGAAGGAACGAAATATCAATATATCAATACTATAGGAAGTACAACTTGGTCAGATAGTGTTAATAATCTTCCTGAATGGTTTGCCAATGGAAGAGAATATCGTATTGCTCATCTGGGAGAGGAGGAATTATATGAATTTCTTCGCACATGGCTTGGTAAACTTGACTATCGCAGTGAAGACACTGTTCTTAGTCTTGATTGGAAGAAGCTCATGAAGGGAAACGTGAAAGACATCAGAGAGCAGATTGGTGGAGAATATTGTACTAACGTAGGAGCGTTAGCCACTGTTGTTTCTCGTGAGAATGCTGAAGGAGAGACAAAGCAGTATCAGGCCATCTATAATAAAGCCTTTCTCCCCGCTTATGCTATCAAATATTTCAGGCTGAATGATTATTCCAATCCTGACACAATTGCTAAAATCGGAGCAAAGAAAGCAAAGGATCAGAAACCTCATGAGAAATTTGCTCTTAGAGTTAACAGCGAATTCGGCTGTAAAGATGCTTTTGTACTGAAGGATTTGCAGGAATATAATCCAGATGATTTTATTACAGCTTCTGACAAGGTAATTGATTCAGCATCTCCAGAGTATTAAATCAAATTGAGAAAGAAAGGCTTCTGTCAGAAATAATGGGAGCCTTTCTTGTCTTATATAATATTTCAATATTTAGAAATAATGGAAATATCAATCAAATCAAGATATGGTTATGAATTAGTTTTCAGAGCCGAAAATGTAAATGTAGAGGAGGATATCGAAAGTTGTATCTATCCAAAAACAGAGGATGGAAAAACAGATTTCTCGAAGCCCCCTAAAAGAGATATAGACACTGGGGTTATTGACCAATTTATAGTAGTAATGACTGACCTAATGTACTATCGTGTTGAAAAATATGATAGTTGTTCAATGATTGAATCATTGTTTGATAAACTGCCAGAGGACAAGATTCAAGATTTACTCTTGAAATTAAATCGAGAGTATGGTGAAAATGAGTAATTAAAGAAATACCTATGATAAAGGGAAAAGTCAAATTAGAGCTGAGTGCGGAGACAATTCTTAGATTCGTTACTTCATTCGATATCTTCCACTTCTACATGTCCAAGAAATGGAAGCTCAATCAGGCTACCAACTCCCCGCTTCACCGAGATGAAAATCCTTCATTCCTTATTGGGAATAGAAATGGAGACATATCCTTCATAGACTTTTCAATGAATGTACATGGGAATTGCTTTGATTTCGTAAAGCTCCTTTATGGATGTTCCTATAATGAAGCATTGAAAATAATTGACAAGGATTTTGGTCTTGGCATATGTAAGAATACTAATACAGGGGCATATAAGAGAATAGTGGCTGAATATAAACAACCTGAAGAGGATATGGAGAAACATTCTACCATGATTCAGGTGATTACACGGAAGTTTACTAACGAAGAGTTGAAGTATTGGGCTTCCTATTATATAGACCTGCAGGATCTGAGAATTAATCATATCTATTCAATTGACAAAGTTTTTCTTAATAGAAAGAGATTTCCTTTGAATGATAATGATCTTAGGTTTGGATATCTTTATGAGGAAAGATATTGGAAGATTTATCGTCCAACAGTTCCAAAAAAGAAAAAGTGGCTGTCAAATGTTCCCTTAAGTTTAGCAGGAGGACTGGAAAACCTGAATAAGGAGCATAATACACTAATTACAAAATCCCTTAAGGATCAGATAGTTTGCAGGAAAATTTACTCTCACGTCTGTCATGTTCAGAATGAATCATTGGCTGCATTCTCGTTTGATACAATAGAAAATATCAGGGCAAATTCCAAGGAAGTATTTTATGGCGGTGACAGCGATACCCCGGGAAAATGTGCAAGTTATGTTATAACTGACACTCTTCATTGGAAGCATATAAATCCTCCTGACAGATTACTTCCTAATATCAAAGATTGGTCAGATTGGGCGAGACTTGAGGGTTTATCAGCTGTAGAAAATCATTTTAAAATTAAAGGTTTAATTGAGAAAAGTGAATATCAAAAACAAGTAGATGATGGATTGTGGCCACCAACAAGAATGAAAACTTAAAGGATTATAATATTTAAATATTGTGATATGGAACATGGTTGAAATAAAAACTTAAAAACAAATTAATATGGGAAACAAAACAGCAACAGAAGTAGCACAGGCTTTTCATAATGGAAGAAAACTATCTAAAGGTAGTTACTCTACAGACGGAGATAATTTCTATCTCTTTGGAAATAGAGTTGCTTGGAGAGAGGGCTATCTAATATATGTTCAGGATTGTGGATGGTGTACAGCTACGACAGCTATAGCTTTAAATGCGATTCCATATTCTCCTACTTTTCGTAGACAGAAAGATGAATGGATCGTAAATGAAAGAATTAAATGGAATGGTAAAAAAATAGAAATGAATGAATTAAACAACACTTAAAAAACAAATATTATGAGCACAAAAACAGTAATTGTAGGAAAATGGGAATTTTTCAAAGGAAGTCGGGAAAACTGGTATTTCCATCTTAAAGCTGCTAATGGTAAAATTCTTTGCCAGAGCGAAGAATATTCTACTAAGAAAGGATGCCTTAAAGGAATTGCAGCAATTAAGAAATGTGTTAATGGACCAATTATAGAACTATTAAATGATTAAAAAATGAAAACAGGAAATTACAGTGTAACAAAGCAATTGTTACTTAATACCCCAGTTCCGGAGACAACGAAGACTTACAAAGCTATTCCTCACAAACAGGTGATAGATTGTACTCTCGAAGCTATAGATAAGGCAGGACTTATTCTTGCCAATGAAAATTATTCAGCTTCTGCTGAAGGACTGATTGCAACAGGTAAATACACTATAAAGAATGTAGCAGATGATGAAATGCAGCTTCAAATTGCATGGTTGAACAGCTATAATAAGACAAAGAGACTTACGTATGGGATAGGTGCTCAGGTCTTCATAAACTAACATGTGAAGAATAAACTCTGTGAATTGCTGGAAACTCCTTAGAGATTTGAATACTACAAAGTAACTCGTAAGGGTAAGCTTGAATGTTTAAAAAATTCAAATATTGGACAATCAGCAGCCAAGGGTCTTGCAAAAGATCAAGGTTCAACGACTATCCCGCAAGGGAGTACACTCAAGTGAGTGGAAGTGCAGAGCCTTCTGAAAAGAAGTGATGATATAGTCTAAACTATTATGAAAATAATAGAAATTTTTGTTTGTATAAATGGATTTATTTTTATAGCTTTGTGGTAAATTTAAAAACATAAAGATATGAAAATGAGTTTTATAGTTCTTGGAAAAAAAATTGAAAATTATTTGGTAAAAGAGGAACAAGAGAGTGATGTATTTAAGACTGGTATATATAAATTAGTGTTTGTAGGAAGTTCTAATTTTTATATTGGGTCAACTGTTGAAAATTTTAAAGAAAGATATAGAAGACATTTATCTGATCTGATAAATAATAGACATTGCAATAATATGTTACAATCTGCGTACCTTAAATATGGAAGACCTTTTTTAGAAATAATGGAGATATGTGATCGTGAGGAATGTATTGATAGAGAACAGCATTACATAGATACATTGCAACCTGTTTATAATATTTGCAAAATAGCTGGTAGTACAATTGGGATAAAATTAAGTCCAGAACAAATTGAAAAATCATCTACAAAAGTAGATGTTTTTGATTTAGATGGTAATTTTTTTAATACATATCATAGTATTGCAGAGGCTTGTAGACAGACAGGAGCAGATGCAAGTAATGTAACAAAATCAATGAGAACTGAATCTACCTCATCAAATAATTTTCAATTTAGAATTCATAATAAATATACTAAAATTAAACCATACGAAAAATCCACTTGTGATAGAATTCTTTGCTATAACACTAATGGAGAATTTTTAAAAGAATTTCCATCAAAACTTTCTGCAGCAATTGAATTAGATGTTCCAGTAGAAAAGATAGTGAGGAACATACGAGGTAGATTTGGAATGACACATGGTTACATTTTTAAAGATTATGAAAAGAACTATCCACTTAATATACCTAAACATAAATTTGGACACATAAGACAAAAAAGTGTAAAGATTACAGATTTTTATACAAAAGAAGTCTTTGAGTTCAATTCTTTTAATAAAGTTCCACCAGAAATTTGTTATAAAAGTGCTCTTACAAAAGGAGTTAAAGATTTTAAGGGAGAGGATTTTATTATTAAGAATAGGTATATAGTACAAACAAAATCTTATAAAACTAACGACTTTATAAGTAATTAATGATGTCAGAATGGAATGGTTTCTGCTGATATGGGATATTTCAAGAAAAAGCATCAGGGAGAGATTCAGGAATTTACTCCTGTTGCCATTGCAGAATACATTAAGAGGGCTGATGAAGTGTTTAAGAAACTGCAGGAGGAAAGGGAAATGATGAAGGAAATCCAGCTGACAAAGAGAATCACTGCAGAATTGCTTGGAAGAGCTGTTGTTGAAGAAGAATTTATTACAACAACACAGCTTAATATCATCAAGAGGGAAATGCTTCATCCTACACATAACTACGGACATCCAAATTCAATGTGGGAGATTTATAATTTCTGTGTGTTCTCTATGAAGGAGCTTCATCCTTCTTTATGGATGAGAGATCATCTTACGGCTCATTCTTTCTTTGTAAAAGCATCAGGACTTATTGTTCCTATGTCTATTCCTGTTGGAGAGGTTGCCTCTAATCAGACATCAATGTTCGATGT